TTGAAGTATGCGTCCAAGTCCTCATCGTCCTTAATGGCGCATCGTTTGGCGTAGTTTTCGGGAATACCATACTCCTTTGCCTTTGCCAAAATCTGCTGGCTACGTGTTGCTTGAGCCTTTTCCGTTTCTAACTGTGTTAGCTTATCAGAAAGGTTCTTGTTGGAGTCAATTAAAGCTTGCGCCCATGCAGGCACATCGTCTTTATTCTCTTCCGTTTTGATGGTTGTGGTAGTCTCGATTGGCTTACCGTCTTTAAGGTTATGTTTCTTCTCGTAGTTGGAAACTGCGGTCTTGGAAGCATCCCCGGCACGGAAATCACCATAGGAGTTAAGCACGTCCGAAAAACTGATACCCTCAACAATTGAGTTTACCTTTGTCTCGTCCGTTACACCCTCTGCTTTTTTAGTAGCGATTCGGGTTAAGATAGCAGTGTCCACCCCAGTAAACTTCTGTTGCAGCCCTGCCAAAATTTGTTCTAAGATTGTCATACCGTATGAATTAAAATTTGAGATTCAATTTGCGGAAATAAAAATACTACCAATACAGATGACTGATAAATATTTAGGCTTCCCATTCACGACAATCAATCCATTGTCGTAAATACGGTATATAAAGTAGTCAGTAAGTGAATGAAAGGGGAATAATTGGAGTGGTAGAAAACCACAATCAGGTGATTGTGGGAAATGAGTATAAAAAAGGCGTGAAACTGAGTGAATCACGCCTTTTTTATGCTAGCAATCTTTAAATCTTAGTCCAATTATCTCTATTCTCTATAAAATTAGAAAACCCTTTTTTATATGCAACAAAATTATTATTAATTGAGTTGAACCAACTTTCATCCTCGTTTTTTTTATACAATCTTCTTATGAAGTAATCTATTTTCGTATACTCTGAAGAACCTTCAAACCTTTCAACGAATCCTATATATGCAAGCCGAACTTTATTAAAGTCTACATTAGTTTGAATTATAGAATTAATATGTGGATCAGAAAACGAATACCCTATTGTTAGCAACTTATTGCAATCATTACAATCATTTGCAAAATTAGTAAATCCGATATTAAAAGGATTCATTAGACTTCTTTGAGTCTTAGTATACCCAACAATTATCGGGCTAAAAATTAAATTCTCACTCGGATTTCCGCCTTGAGCAGTTAAGGATTGCACCTCTCCAGTTATCGTAGATTTTACAACTCTATATTTATTCTCTACAAATTTAAAAGTCCAATAGATAGAGCCATGTAGGTAAAAGTAACTTAAATGAGAGTCTTTATTTCTTAAATAATCAGCTTTATAAACAATACTATAATCAGATAACAAATGTTCCCCCATATATATTTTACGCTTTGAAAGAATCTGAGGTATCATAGCGTCATAATTTGTGGTATATATTTTTACTGAATATTTCTTGTTCAATAAAGATTCAATAAATTCGTTCAATCTTTCATTTAGTAGTTTATACTCAGCAGCACAAGCTTTTTCATCATATCCCTTAATGAGTTGAATAACAATATCCACAAAATGTTTGTATATAGAATAAAAATGCCTCCTTTTCTCTAATTTATCAGATATCTCATTTAGTTTTTGCTGGATGGAGTCTATTAGGACATTAACAGCAGGAGTAAATGACGTATTATACGAATTCCTGTTTTCATTGGTTGACGCTATAACATAATTCATTATAGATTCCGATGCAGCAATCACTGTCTCGAAATTAACAGTGACTCCGTCCTCCTCTTCATAAAAAGATTTTAATGTATCAAATATAAATTTACCCCAAGTTGTATTACTATCATACATATATTCTTTATCTTCAATTATTCTATCAAGAATATCTTTGGAAAATGGAGCTCCCCATGCTACAGGAAAACCTGCACCTAGTAGTAATACTATTTTCTTTCTCTTTTTCATATTTGTATTTTGGATTAGAATCCCAACATTGCGGCCGGAGGTATATTCAGCACTCGACATAGCAACCTCGCAATTTTGAGGGTCGGTTCCGAACGTCCGGAGATATAGTCATTCACACGCGATGGACTTATTCCAATCTCACCAGCAAGTTGCTTTTGACTCATCCCTTTCTCTTCAAGGGATAGCTCTATCAATTCCGCAACAGTCGGTTTTTCTATCGGATAATGTTCTTTTTCGTATGCTATCACAATATCGGACATAACTGTAAGCTCCACCGCATTCTTATCATTTGAAGGCGTATTGTCATCAACCAATGGCAGAAGTTCCTCCACTCTCGCCAAAGCAAATTCATACTGTTCTTTCGTTACTTTATTCATACTTCTATCTCTTAAATGGTTGAACAATCTATCTTATCGTAATCTTTATGAGTACCAACCCAGCGAATGAAGACGTACCCAATTGTAAACTTAACAACGACAACCAACCGATAGTTGTTGCCTCTGATATTGAAAACGTAGTGTTGGTTGCCTACATAGTCAGCAGAAAGAAAATCCACTTTAATGTCTGATAGGTTCTTCCATTCAGCTTTTTCCACTATATCATACCAACGTTCTAAGGCTATGCGTGAATCTTCATAGCCTTTCGTCTCGTAGAACTCTTTCAATTTCTTATGTGATACAATCCTCATACCTCTTTTGTTTGATGCAAAAATATGAATTAATTTTGAATTATAAAATTTTTCCAGAGAATATATTCTATAATATAGAATTTAGCAATAAAAAAGCGGAACTAAATTAGCTCCGCTCAATAGTACGATAAGAACATGAAGTAATGAATTATCCTTTGGAGTTAGGAGACACTGCATTGTTATTCTTTGCCCCTTGTTCCTCCTTGATTTCTGCAAGCTCCTCTTCTACCCTATCAGCATTCCCGGCAAACATGATTCCCTCACGCGTTGACCAGATGCCACCACTGACAGCGGAAACCGCAGTAGTCACCTTATCATTCAAATCATCAATCATATATGGAACCAGTTCTGTCTCTATGTCAATGGTTTGCGATGCCTTGCTAAACTCGGTTGGATTGATAGAGCCTAAAGCGGAAACAATAAAATTTACTCTCCGCTGCAAGAACTCACCGATAGCCTCACCGTGATTTTCTACCGCCATATGTGCGCCCATGAACATAAAGCGGAAAGCGGTCCCTGATGCTTTGCCTACCCCCTTCAACGTCTCAAAGGATATTCTTGGAGTGTTTGACATATCATAAGCCATATTGGTGAGTGTTTCTGCTTCAAAACGTACCGTATCCGGAACTTGGTTCCACGTCAGATACTGGGCATCCGCACCTTCACCTGTAAGTTTGACCATTCTATCCTTAACCTTACCCATGAAACCCTCTACATCACCAATTAGCTTCAATAGTGGGAAGAAATGGTAGTCTATACAATCAGCATAATTGGATAATAGTTTCTCCAACCGGACCCGAAAAGTCTTTATCTTCTTGCAATAAGGTTCAGGACGATAAGCATAGAGAACCGGTAGTTTGGAGAATCCATGAGCAAAAGGCGTTCTTTCTTCATACCCTTTAGACAAGTCCCATTGATAAACCATTTTGTCCGTGATAGTCATAAAGCAAGTTATCTCCGAATCATCCATGAGCTTCTTCTTGTACTCACGTGAGAAAGCAATCATCTTACCTTCATCGTTAAAGAACGGGTATAGCTTATCCCCACGGAACGGAGACCATAACACACTTTTCAGTTTCTTGGTGGGCTTTACCTTGCCTCCGAATGTAGTCTTTACTTTTTTCCAGAACTTCGCCCAAAACGAATCATCATCGGTAACATACCAATATTCTGCCGCTTCTTGTTCGGAGAGCCAGGCACGGACAATCTTCTTGTTTTGGTATTTGATTTTGTTGGATTTAAATACAGCCTTTACCGCATCCAGCAGCTTCTTTTCATCATCATCAGTCGGAGTGCAATCCATAGACGGTTCTGTGCCGACCGTGAAAGCAGTTTGAATGTTCACTATATCCTGTTCCAATGGAATGGAGATACGGTTCACTGGTTCTGTTTTATACTTTGCTTCGATTTCATAAGTCTTACCAGTTTTTTCATCGAAGTGCTTCTCAGCTTCTTTTTCAAGAACCTTTCTGTCCGGATACTTCTTTTTGTCAACCATAATTTCATGGCGTTCCGGATTCCAATCGTCCCAAAGTTTACAACAGTCGGGAAGTTCAGTCTTCCTACCTTTCTTCAGGTAGTTTATCTTCTGCCCGATATCGGGCAATGCTAATATTTCTTCTAAATTCAATGGCATAGCTTATATTTTTAGTGTGTGAATATTCCAGTTAAATCTTTCGGCTTCAAAATGCGTCCAAGCAAACAACCCAATACATAATATCTAATGGCATCCATCAAATGATTATATTCATCTACTGGCTCATTGATGTAGTTTCCATCCTTATCTTTATCCCAAACATATTTCCGAAGTTCAGTAATAATATTGTAAGAGCGTTCTGTTACAAAGAACTCCATGTCTTTAATCTTATCAATACCCGCTTTGATGGAGCCGGGAAACTTATCTACCGGATAGATATTCACGCCTCTGTTCTTTATCTCTTGAATCAATCGAGGGTCTTGCGAATCGGCAAAAACTTTCATAGAGAAAGGCTTTAACCTATTGGCAATAGCCGACGAAAGCATATCCGTTTCATAGAAAAGTTCATCAACATACAAACGGTTATCAATAATGCCACATCTTACAGCAGCGGAAGGATCATTAGTAAAGCCGAAGTCCTGCCCTATTCCTACCTTTTTACATTCCTGCGGGAACTCTTTCACAATTCCCCACTTCTTGAACACAGCACCTTCTGCAACGTCAGCCCACCGGCCGATAACCACATGACCATACTTTTCAGGATTACTCACCTTTATATCCTCTACCTCTTTTAGAAACTCCGGTGAAAGATTCTCCAAATTATCAAAGTAAGTCGTATGAATGTGGAGCACATTCGGATGAGTGGAAATCTGAACCTGCACACCATCAATCTCTACCAGCTTGTGAGTTTTCTCAATGTATTTCTTGTAGATGAAGTGATTGGAATCGCAAGGATTCATAATGATGATAATCCGGTTCTGAATCCCTTTCTTACGGATGGAGAGCATTATCTTGTCGAACTCATCTTCGCTTGTCCACTCTTCCGCTTCATCGCAGACGAAAGTCGTAATGCCTTGAATGGATTTCAGTTTTGCTGTCTGGTTCCCGGAAGAAGTCTTGATACCCCGGAACATGATACGGCTCTTAGTCATCTTATTGACTATGTCCGTCTTTGTGGTCTTGAAATATTTCGTGGTACCGTCCAAATCTATCTTCTCCATCATTTCGGGGATGATAGACATACCGGCAGAAACCATCGTGTAACGGGTGTAAAGAATCTGATGAACTATCTTCTCTACGGGAGTCATTTCAAAAGTCAACCGCTCAATAAAGGTAGAAGCATTGAAAGACTTTCCGCTACCACGCCCACCGGTGATAAGAATTATAAATTTTTCCTTATCCTCATATAATGGATGGTAAATTTCTTGAGGTACTATCATTTCAGCTTGTCTTTAATCCAGGAATCAATGTTGATGCCGTGCTCTATGTCTGTTGGAATATCAGCATCTTCATCCTGCTTGCGTTCAATCTTTCTCCAATCTTCATCATGGTGGTACAGCCAAACGGACATTGCTTGCAAATTAGGAGCCAACTCGCTTTCGCTAACTTGTAATTCATCTTCGCCCGTCAAATTTCCCTCTGAATCACGGAGCTTTCTTACCACGGTGCTTTTGGTTTTTATGCCACCGAGAGCCATTGCAAGGAATTTAGCCCTTACAGTGGCATTGATTGTTGCGCGCCCACGCGCTAACACATCGGTTATCTCCGAATATTTTGACTTCATTTCGTAGAAGTATGTCGGATTCAATCCGAGTGCAAAAGCGATTTCTTTGTCCGTGAATCCCTTTTTAGCATACGTTTCTACCTGAGAAAGAAAGTCCTCGCTCTTGTAGTCGAATTTTGGCTTTCTTCCTCCTGGATGTTTCTTATGTTGAGATTCACCATTGCTCATATCATTTATTCTTTAATTTTCCGCATTTATCACATTGTTCGTAGCGAAAATCTAAATTCCCTTTCCAAACATAATGGTGAACGCAGAAGAAGTTCTGTTTTAAATATCGCTTTAACCAAAGGATAAAATCTCCAAACATTTTTATTCAATTCTTTCTACTTGTTCATCGAATACTTCTCCCTTTATGAACTTCATATCAGGGTCATAACCGAACCTTTCGCAGAATGCGGCTTTAGCTTCATAGGTATCAAAGGACAATATCACATAGGCATCCATGTTCTCGGCTTGCTTCTGTGCGTTTTCTTTCACCTGATGCTTGACCTCTTTCATGTGGGCAACCTTTTCGGCACGTTCCAACTGCTTGGCGGCTTTATCGGCTTCTTTCTGTTCGGAAACTGGGACCATCATATCAGACAAAGCATCCGCAATAGAGTTTTCCTCTTCGGTCTGCAAAAGATAGTCAACACCAATCATATTCAAGTCGGCATCAGTCAGTCCTGCATCTTTCCAGTCAATATCAGGAACAATACGGGCAAGAGCGTCAAAATCCCATGTACCTTGTGCATTCGGGTTGTTCATTAAAATATTCAACTCCTTTTCCTGCTGCTCGTTCACATCTATGACATCGACACGAATGCGGTAGTCGTTATCGGGAAACTTTTGCAATTCGTCCATGACAGACAAACGCTGGTGCCCGCTGACTACGGTAAGACCTGTACGCTTGTTCACGACAATTCCACCGACTAAACCAAACTTCTTGATGCCACGTTTCAGTGTCTTACGTGATTCATCGGAAAGTTTCCGGGGGTTATAATCTGCAAAGTGAATGGCAGAACGATTAAGTTCCATCGATTCACTCTTTATGTATTTTGACAATTCCATATCATCCATTAGTTAAACCCATATAAATTCTTCGAGATACTTTTCTTGCGCCATCTTGTTGTTTCCCCTCATTATACCCAAAGGTTCGTTCAATGTATCGAATATACTTTCTTGCAATAGAGTTTACTCTGTTCAGCCTATTACCCGTTAAAGTACGAGATAGTCTGTATCTTTGCTCTGCAATATCATCAATTGATTTTCTTCTGACTCGGCTTTCCTTCTATTGCTTTTGTTGATTATTATACTCCCAAAGCACCCTTTCAGCCATTGGGAAAACTTTGTAAATTCTCTGTAAATCTTGCGGGTAATTATTCTCCATCCAAAGCATACAATCAAGATTGAAACCTACTCCCGAACTGGCTTTCAATGAATATCGAACTGGTTCGGGTAATTTGTGCTGCCTCATATAAGCAAGAATATCCTTTTGTGTCCAATCAGCCAAAGGATAAACCATACCGTTATTCTCGTAACCGTTTACCTCATACCCTTTCAGCATAAGCCTGCGGTTCATACCATCAGCTTTTTTCATGCCCAAGAATGTATAATAAACTCCATGAGTAAGCTGCATAGCCTTTACCACATCTGCCAACTTCAATAGCTTTACTTTCGGATTAGGCACGCAATACATACCTCCACGAAGAATATAAGTAAGATTCCAGTGAGGCACTTGCACAAACTCAATCTTTGGATATTTGACTTTAGTCCAGCCAATCCATCGGTTAATGTGCTCCAAATTCTTGACAAAGTACATGAACACACAAACAATCCGGTCAAACTTCGGATAGATTAAATCAAGCAGAACAAGCGAATCTTTGCCAAGTGATAAAAACAGTAAAGCCTCATTCGATTTTACCCGAATGAGGTCTATATACCGGTTCGCTTGTTCTACCTTGCTCATAGCTAACCACCACTTAAACCAAATGAAGTACGAAGGTCACTATAACGCTGTCTGCGTGACCCCAACTGTGATGTACCAGCTTCACCGCCACGTCTGGCAACCAATCTACCACCAGCCCCTGCACCGTTCATATTTCTGCGAGGCCCGGCTACTCTGTTAATTCTTCTTGCGACTCTGCTTTTTTATTTTAAAAGTTAAACAAATCAATCTATATGCCTCTCTAATATCTTGCCCAAAGTATAATCCATTTGTGCAACAAGATACTCTTCGCCTTGATGTTCGTAAACAATATCATTACCGTTTTCATCTGTGAGAATAACTGCTTCTGCTGCTTTCACTTCAACGATAATATAAGGACGTTTACCTGTATATGCACCTGTCAGAAGCTTGATTGCATCGTACTTGATAGGCTTTAATTCTATTTCACCTTCTTCAGGCAGTTCTGCATCAGCCGGATATTCTTTGCCGCCACATAGGTAAGTGATATACTTCTTAGCGTTAGTTGGTCTGATTTCACGGTATTCGTGGGTTTTCTTTCCTGCCAAGATTTCATCGAAATACTTCTGTTTGATACTTAATGTAAGAATGTTCATAATCGTGTCAAATTTAAATTAATACTCAATAGTTGCGGGGGGCTGAATCGAACAACCGACCTTCACCAAGTCAAAGTGAAAAGCTACCACTGCTACACCCCGCGATAGTACCCCAAAGGTACTACCACAACCAAAGATAACGAAATATCTTCAATCGTTATACACGACAATCGGCTTATTGTCGTGAACTAAGCCATTTGTCCCGTCTTTCTCTGCATGCCTCTAAGGTAGGCGCACAACAAGCAAACAGTTCGCCACTTTCAGTACGATAGTCATATTGGTACATTCTTACTCTCTTACCTTTCAATTTGGTAGTGTAAGTGCAATAGTTCTCTTTACCGGGCTGGCATACGCTGCAACCGTTTTCGTTTATTGAGTTCATAATCATTTATATTTAAAGTTTCGCTTTCAATCTTTCTTCACTCGTATAAGCCACTACAAGCCCAGTTTCATCATGCTGTATGGTGATGTACTTTTCACCCCTCTCTATAGTAGAGAAGTCGTACGGCGTACATAGCTTACCCAACACTTTGCCCAGTTGTTTCATCAGTGGGGCTTCAGGGCTGATAACTAAAACTAAATCTGCTTTCATAATCGTGTATATTGTGGTAGCCCGAAGGCTACCGGATTAAACTTAGAATTTCTCTATTTTAAGATTGTCGTTAATGACGAACATACGTCCACGCTCTAAAATCACGTGGGTATCTGTAATTCGCTTGATTACTCTTACTACATCATCGTGCGATATGCGTGGCGTACCGTCTGCATGACAGCCATTAGACAAATCACCTGATACTCTATATCTCAAACCTACTGTAACTTCATTTACGTTCATAATCTTATATATTGCGCAGGGCTTTTACCCTGCTGGTTAAACTTATAATATCGTAATCTCTTTGTTGCCTATCTCTGTATCTACATTCAGAACCTCGTACTTTTGAGCCTTGTAGTTATAAACAACTTCACAGGTATTGAAGCCTCTGCCATCTTCTCTTTGGTCATAAACAGTATTTATATGCTGATACATTTTATTGCCTAACATGAAGTTTATCTTACCTGATGTACAGAAGTAGAATGCTACTGCATACTTCAATGTTTTCTTTTCATCAATCTTCTTTGTTGCCATGATCGTATATTTAAGCGTTAATACCAATTGTGTTTCTCATAAAGTCACTTGCTTGCTCTACTGACATACCCAGCTTCTTTTGAATCAAAATGAGCATACAGCTTACTTGTTCTTTTGTGTTCAAATTGCCTTGTACAAACTCTGACATGATGAACTTCTCTATTGTTCTTTGTTTAATTACTGATGCTGCCATAATCGTATATCTTTTAATTGTTATTACTTCTTGTTTGATGATGCAAATGTATGGGTTTATAATTACACTTCAAATAGAATAAAGATAAAAATGTAGCTGTTTAATAAACATTAGCAAAAACACAATTGTAAGGGTATACAATTACATATTTATTAATAAATCAATCTTCTTGATGCAATAAACAGCTACTTTTATTGCATTATTGATTTTATCATATTATATTTGTTCCGTTTATTATAATATACATTTGAAATGGATATAAAAAGCATCATTAAAGAAAAGGGCTACACCATTCAGGATGTAGCAAAAAAGATGGGTGTAAATAGAGTAACTCTTACTCTTACCTTACAAGGAAATCCCACCTACAAAAAGTTGAAAGAGATAGCCGACGCCATTGATTGCAATATAGTTGACTTCTTCCGAGACGAAACAAATAACTCTTCCACTTGTAAAGGAGAAGATAGTGAACTCACCGCCCTTATCCAGTATAAAGAAAACTTCTACAAAGCCGATACGATAGAGGAGCTAAAGAAAATTGTGGCTGAGATTGAAGAAAAACAGTAAATCACTTGTTCTGCAACTGTAAAATAGTTACATTTGCATAAACCATTAAATTATGGGTACAAAAGAGAAGTTGATAGAACGCTTTAAAAGCCAGCCAAAAGATTTTAATTGGGATGAGCTTGTACGCTTGTTCTCCATTTTCGGATATAAGATAGATAACAAAGGAAAAACAAGTGGGTCACGTGTCATTTTCGCAAAAGGGGAAAGCTCGTACACTGCGCATAAGCCACATCCAGGAAGTATCGTAAAAGGGTATGTAATGAAACAAGTATTTGAATTTCTGACTAAAAATAAATTAATATGAAAACATTGACTTACAAAGGTTACATAGGAAGTATTGAGATAAGCGATGAAGATAATTGCCTATTTGGAAAAGTCCTTGATTTGCCAAAAGATACAATGATTTCGTATGAAGGTGAAACTGTATCTGAATTGAAAGAGGATTTTAAAGGAGCTGTGGATGATTATATAGCATATTGTAAGGAAGCCGGAATTACACCGCGTAAAAGTTATTCTGGTTCCCTGAACATACGAATTTCCCCAGAGGTACATAGCAAAATTGCCATTCTCGCCCAACAGGCTGGAATATCAATAAACGCTTTTATTAAATCAGCCGTAGAAAAGCAAGTTGCAACTATGTTATAAACAACCATGGATAAAAAAGAACTCTTTATTTGTGAATGCAACAGCATCGAACATCAGATTGTGATGTCATATTTTGAGGATGAAAAGGAAGTATATTGCAACGTACACTTAAAACCCGAAAGAAATGTACTCAAACGAATTATCCATGCTGTTAAGTACATATTTGGTCATCGAAGTGCATATGGAGATTTTGACGAATTTATTTTCAATCCTAAAGATGCAGATAGGTTGCAAAGTGTTGTTGACCATTTGAGAACAGAAAAGCCGGAGCACTAAACTCCGGCTCATTAATTGATTAGCCCTTTGATTCTTAACCGATTTACGATTTCGGTGTAAAGATACTCTATATCCCCACTGAAATCCCCATAGTTCTGATACAAAAACACGACATCCGCACAGTTGTCGGAAATGGTACATTCTGATTGAACACCAAGAACCCTTGCTAATTCAGGTCGTAACCCTGCTGTCATTTTTCCACCGGCAAGCGAGCTTGGAGAAAACAGATACAGGATAATGAAAATGAACTTCTTCCGCTGGGTTACACTGTCAATATTCGGTGGACATCCTCTCTCATTCAGCAACTCAACGAATATCTTGTAGATTTCATGGATAAGGCTTTTGTCTTTCAAAATTGGGGCGGTCAAGGCGTTTTCTTCCTCTGAAAGTTCTGATTTCTCAATACGAATCTTTTTAAGACGAATTATTTTGTTAAAATCCAGTTCCATAACACGATTATTTTAAAAGTAAATAGTATATTTGCATCATAATCGTGTGAGGGAGGATTGAGTGGTCGTGCGCTTGGTTCTCCTTTTTTTTATTTTACAGAGTTATTCTTTTCCTGAATAATCCGATTTTGCTCGTTCACCTCCCTACCCCATATCATAGCGGAATAGATGGCTTTTGCATACAAAAAGAGTTCCTCACGACTGGTAAGGAACTCAACTCGAAGGGCTGCACATTTCGCATCAGTCCAGACATTTTCATTTCTACTCATTGACTATTTGTTAATTTTATAAATCTATTACGTTAATGGTTAACATACATATCCGCTTGCTAAACCATGTTATAAGATGGCTGAACAAAGGCTCATAATTTGCATAACTTCCACAAATCCGTACCTTTGCAATGTGTTTTTCATAGTATTAGATTAAGGTTAATAAAAAAGATTGGCTGTCTGGGAAGATAGCCTTTTTTTGTAACCATTGGCAATATCTTTTCTTTATTAATCACCTGGTCGTTCATACCGTTTCTTCAATTGTTTCAAGACTATTTCCATACCGTTATCCAACCCTTTCTTATAGCCGGACATATGTTCACCTATGTTGTAAATCAAACATCCTACAACAATAAGGACAACCCCTAAAGCTCTATGCCAATAAGGGAGTGATATGCTGAACGGCGAAAATGTCAACCGGAAATGCCCGATGAATAATACTGCGATGACGAATATCGCAATAAAGAAAATGAGGTCTGTTTTCATGTCAATTGCCGTATAGAATATCCAACAACTCTTTCGCTTTCTTATAGGTATCAAAGCCTTTAATGTTCGTCCACCCATACGAAAGACGGCTTTCTTTTCTGACTTGTACAAAATACGTAGTTATTGGAATACAGCCGCTATATTTTGTTTCTCTTACAATCCTATATCTTTCCATATTAAATACTGTTAACGCATAAGAAACAACACAGCAGCTACAGCCCAACCGGACAAAGCAATCATATAAAGTACAAATTTTGTATAACCAATCCATTTAGCTTCCCGATTGAATTTGTTTATCGCTCCTTTTAAGTCTCCAAACCGTTCTTCAATGTCCCACATTACATTTTCTTTGACAATTTTCCTAAATCTCTCCCGTACATTCTCTGGAATGTAGAACCTGTTATCTTTATAGAAGAGATATGTAGAGCAATCAATACGACAGTAGTCATTATAATCTCTTCCAGTGTCTATCTTGATTGTTATTTCTGCCACGCCTTTTTCTTTCCATAGGTCAATGGCGTGTTTCTCAATTTCTTTCTCATTGAGCTTGGCAAGGTCTGCAAGCTTGTTATAATCGTATTCGTCTAACTGTACAATCTTTCTCATAATTAATTAATCCGTTTCAGTACATCCTTGTTGGCTTCGAGTATCTCATCGAAAGAAGGGATAGGCATCCAAGCTACTGGTTCCCATAATGGAGGTATGCTGCTCATTGAACTATAAATAGGACTGTCTTTGTATACATCATTGATATAACCGTCCATACAGAACCATACTCCATTACAGTATGTGCCATTAAATATTGCGCCATGCTTGCACATGATAATGATATTCTCATTTTCTTCCGGCAACTGTTCCTTAACGCTTATCCACGGTGATTGCTTTGCCTGCCATTCGGCACCCTTTATAAATGCAGCTTCTGCAATTTCATCATATGTAATCCCATGATTAGGGCACTCATCTATTGAGTGATATTGGGCATATACACCCATTGATTGGGCAGTTGTACGTCTGCACTCTTTAGCTGCTTCTTCTACTGTCTGTTTCATTTCTTACCCTCCTTATCAAATTCGGATAATGCCTGCTCACAAAACTTGACCTGCTCCAAAGCATAATCCCTCTTATAGGTTACTATATCACGTGTTGTATAGTCCGTATAACATCGGTCTATAATGCTTTTAATATAAAATCTCACTGGCTGCTCACAATGGTTCAGAAGAATCACGTATTCATCATTTCTCGGATGAAAGCACAAAAAACGATAATAATTCACTTCACCATTTAGGCATTCAATCAGTTTTTCATCTGTCTTTAGATTTTCAATGTCTTCTATATTTCTTATTGGTCTCATAATTCAATATTTTTTATTATTTTTTCTATTCCGCTCGCTCTGTACCTCTGCCATACACATCTTGCACCATGACGCTTTCAGATGGTATTCCTTACCGTTACGACGGGCTATTCTATCGAAAAACCGGGATAATGGAAGTGCTCTACCACAACGGGTGCACAGTTTACGCTCCACTCCGTCAACGACCACCCGGTTACGGGGTTTCCTCCTCACGATTTCACATGGTCCGCATTCGGACGCACCGTACCTCCTGCAATAGGCAAGTGAGTGCTTGCCGCACTTGGCGAAGGAGGTGCAATCCGAACGGGGAACTATCTGGTGAATGTTCATACGGCATCATTCATTAAGTCGAACAATGTGGGTGCGCTGACCTCCATCTCTGCCTCATACAGATATGAAAGACTATCTTTCCAGTAGTCGTAATTGAGTTCGGTAGACAGACCTTTCCTCCCCAGATTGATAGCGCAATATGGAACAGTGCCGATACCTCCGAAGGGGTCAAACACCAGTTCACCCCTGTTTGAATACCGTTCAATCAATCTTTCGACAATATCTAACTGAAGGGGGCAGATGTGGTTCTGCCGTTTCTTCTGCGACTGTTTCGTATTGAGCGTGCGCATCCGGGTGACATCATCCCATATCCAAGGTTTCTTACTCACCGGGTCAACGGCCATGAATGTCTTTGGCAGTTTTCCATATGCCTCCAACTCTTCTGCGAACGACACGTGCTCCTCATAGTTGTAGATATGCTCACGCTCGTAGTTTCGGAACAAATGTCGAATCTTATCTATTCCAGCACCTTTCATATCTTCGTATGATAACAGAGAATTACCAGATGATTTCCAACTTGCATGAGCGTCTATCTGCCAACGGGCCAATGAATATTCACTCTTGTTCTTTGTTACCGGCAAATCAGCGTATGCACGTGAGGTGTCAGAAGGCAACTTGCGGAAAAGAAGGACATATTCCGGGCATCCGATACCCATCTTTGAACCGTCCTTACACATTTCAGTATAGCCAAGACGGTAAGTCTGGTTATTCTCTCTTACCACGTCCGTATCCACTGTAATACGCCCCATGTAGCGGAAACCGTGTTTCATGTAGTGGAATACAGTCATTTCACTGAACGGGTCGATGGTGGGCATACCGTCACCAGTAGCGTTGCCGAACAAAACACGGTCTTTCACATGGATACAAGCTAACCTACTGGGTTTAAGAATACGCATAAGCTCCGGTGTAAGATAATCCATCTGCTCGAAGAACTTGCCGTTGTCCTCATTATGCCCGAAGTCGTTATAGGTCGGAGTGTACTCATAGTGGTTGGAGAACGGGATGCTGGTTACAATCAAGTCCACCGAATTACTTTCCATAGTCTGACATTCAAGAACATTGTCGTTATTTATGGCCCTCCAAAGTTTACCGGACTTTTCTTCCCGGCTGGCAAACATCCACCGCATCATCTTCTCCTCTGCCTGCAAGCCGAACAAACCGTTCTCGCGGACTATATCGGTCATCTTGGCTACCATCTCGCGGTGTTGCGCCCACTTCTGCATGAAGCTCTTGTATATCTCTCCCTCACTTTCCGCATAGACCAGATAAAGGTCAACCGGATGCTGCTGCATGAAACGGTAGATACGGGCTATCGCCTGGAACTTGTCGTTAAAACGGTAGTCAATGAACATGATTGCCTTATGGCAGTGGTACTGGAAGTTCAAACCTTCACCAAGCATCTCCGGTTTGGCGGCCAAATATTTCAGACGACCGTCTTTGAAATCCGCTATCACCTTGTCCGCTTCATCATCATCCTGCGAGCCGTACACAGCCTTACATCCGGGTATGGCATCACACAAAGCCTTCCGTTCATTCTCCAGGTCATGCCATAAAAGGAAATGGGCGTCTTTGTTTTCAGGACGGTTAATGATTTCCACCACACGGACAATCTTTTCCTGCATGTTGTCCCGACGTTCTTTCGCTGCGTCGGCAAGTCCGAGAGCAGCCTCACGGAACATCTTCACTTGTCCGTCACGGTCAGTTCCGGCTGTGGAGTTATCAACACTAACCACTTCTTCATGTACACGCAGTTCCGGCAATTCATATCCGATATCGGGATAACCGAGGTCGGACGGTTTAGTGAGGAACAACGCCCATGTACTTACCCACAACCAGAACTCCTTCTCCTTGTGCGGATAAAGGGTAAGGTTGTTCGCCTTCGTGCTGTCACGCTGAAAGAAACGGGTAAGCGCCTGCCCGGTATCCATCACACCGAGATAACCGGCATAATGTATCAGCTCCTTGTATCTGTTGGGCGATGGCGTGGCGGTGGCGACAAAGCGGTAGGGAACATCCGCAAACAAGGGAAGGAACTCCTGGTAGGTCTTGGTACCGAAACCACGTAATACGCTCGCTTCATCCAATGATGTTGCGGTGAAGGAGGAAGGTTCTATTCTTACACCATCTTCACCGTCGCGCACACGCTCGTAGTTCGTAACCATGATGTCAGTCGGGCATATCATCACATCAGCCATAGTTCGTACATAGGTCACTTTCATGTGCAGATGTTGTTCCGCTTGTGTAAGGAACTCGACCACTACACGCTTGGGACAAACTATCAGCCCTTTGCCGCCTTTGTGTTTCAGGACTACCCGAAGTATCTCCAACTGGGTTACGGTTTTCTGCATACCGAAACTGGAGAATATCGCACGGCAACCACCGGACACCGCCCAACGAACAGTATCTTTCACATGGGGATATAACGACGGTGTCAGTTCATCCGGATTGACCTCGAACCCGGTCTGATGACTGATGGCCATCTTGTCTTTCAGAAATTCTATATATTCTTTCATTATGCTATTTCTTTCAATAATTTCATTGTTTCACTTCTTTAGGTTTCCAATCAGACGGTAATTTTACCCACTCGCGGAACTTGGCGTCGAAGTCGTCCATGTCCCTGAACATATCCATCTTCGATTTCTCTGTCTCTACGAGTGAGGAGAATTCCAGGAAGTACATGTCGGCGCTCTTGACAAAGCTGTTATGAATCCTTTTCAAATTTCCGAGTAGTAACCCTTTGGCGTTCATCAGGTCTGCCGCTTCCTCTACCAGCATGTTGGCTTCGCAGTTCAGTATGTGTGCGGCTGAAAGAAGGCTGTTCAATCTGTCTATGCTGCCATCAGCCTCGGCAACTTTAATCAAATCTTTCTTTGGTTTCATTGTTTCTGCTTTTTCTTGCAAGTTCATCAATCATTCGCTGGTACTTCTTTGCCACCAACGGGCAGCGCAGGCGCAGTGCGTTGTCACGCTGCTACTCCAATAATTCGATTTTCTTTTCAAGTCCTACGTCCATAAAATTATTTCTTCTTGAATTTGTCACATATCCTGCCGTAGCGGTCACATGCGCACACCCTATGGTCCTTGGCCTTGCATAGACAAGAGTTCCCTACAAAATCTCTGGAGTATGAGCATTGGCGGCAACGGACGGGTGCAGGTGGTATATCTTTTTTCTTTGCCATTATCTTCGGCTTTCACCTTCAATTTTAATTACATTGAACATCTCTTTCACCCGGTCGGCAATATAATCCCCATACCGTTGGGAAAACTCCTTGTTCGGGTCCAGATTGGTAGTCATGTGGGTGTAGAAACAATATCTCTGCTCATAGCGCAGTTGCAAGACGGTCTGAATGGCATTGATGCCCGTACCAAAGTGTTTGGCATCCATAGGTTCCCGACCCACCTCGTCAATGGCAAGATTGTGCATACATGACCTGTCTGTGTATTGGTTTAACCCGACAATTCCTTTCTCGGCAAACAGCAAGGCAATCTCGGCAGCACTGGTGAACTGAAAGGTCAATCCAGCATCCGCGCCGCCAATACAATAGCGGGCGATTTTTGCCGCATAGTTCTGTAGCCCTTTCAGCAAAGTGGACTTGCCCACCCCAATAGAGCCGTGTAATAATAATCCCTTGCTTACATCTAATATTCCGGGAATCCCCCAAACCCATTGATAAAGGGCTTTCAGCAGTTGGCGGTTGCTGTCATCAACTGTAAAGGCCGGGGAAACGGATTTCATGGAAACTACGAGTTGGTTGCGCCAATACATGTCAATCTGCTCCCTGCTCCATTGCTTCTGATTAGCCTTATTTACCGAAGACAATTGATTTGATACCGGCAGAACTTTCGTCTGGTTTTGTATCAGGTTTCCGATTGTTTCCATTTTTAGCTTGTGCTACGATTTCATTAAATTTAGAATTGATATTAGTTACGCTGAAATTATCAAATATCCACCCCTCTTTGACCGAGGAAAGAAGGTATTGAAGGGCATACAACAGAGAATCATCGGAAACGTCCATTTTCTTTTGCTCTCTTTGGAATTTGAGTTTATTCAAGAGCTGGGACATAGCCCCGGCATCCTTGGCTGTCCAGTAGTAGTCAGCCCCGAAGGTTTCCCTAAAATGCTGTTCAAATAGCAAACGTGCTTTTGAATTAATCTCTTTAGGCTTATTTTTCTTGCCTCCCCCCTTGGGGGGTGTGGGGGGAATATTATTATCTTCTTCATCTTTCTTTTTATTATTGCCCTTGGCTTGCCCCAATTCTTCTATTTTTTGAGCCATTTTTTCTGCGGTTGCCCTTAACTCTGCCCTTAGTTCGCCCAAAGCATGATTTAATCCGCTGATTTCTTTGTTGTTGTCTATGCCCTTATCTACGTCTCTTTGCCTGCCCTTGACCGGATTATATTCATCATAGTTACATAAAGTAATTACGGTCATACCTTGTTTATTACAAGTCGTTATCATACCTCTTTTTTTAAGTTTGGCAAGGAAATAGCGCACTTTCTTTTCAGACCATTGCCAACGCTTCATCAAAAACGATACGGATGCTGGATATTGACCTCTTGTATAAGAGATTTCCCGACCTCCGATAAGTTCGCTGTACGCCTTGTCGGTTGCCTCAAATCGTGCGCTCTGAATCAAGTCGAGCCACGCTTCGCATTCCGAAAACTTACGGGCTACTTTCCACATTTCATTCGAGAAAAACTTGCGGCTTAGCCTCAAAAATCCTTCGTCCATAGTCTTAGAATCTCACGTTAGTTAATTGCCTTCCGTTAGAGAATACAGCCCATTTCCCATTTCCGCTATCAAACAACCGTAAGTCCGACACCTCTCCGAAACGTTTGATATTACCGCATAAATCCACAATCCAGCCACATTCTTTGGAAGGATGCGGACGGATGGCACGACCGACTATCTGATACCACATGGCAAGTGACATTGTAGGACGTGCCATAACGACCGTATCAAGTTCCGGATAGTCAAAGCCGGTGGTTAACACCCCGACATTCGCCACTACCGGAATTTCACCAGCCTTGAACGCTTCAAGTATCCTTTCGCGCTCACCTTTTGGGGTGTCACCCGAAACGATTGCGGCTCCGGGTATAGACCAGGTAAGCTGCTCCGCTTCTTTCAGAAAACGGGTAAATACCAAAATACCTTTCCGTTTTCCTCCGGCTTTGGGATTCATCAGCCTTTGGACGATATGAACGAGATAACCGTAGAAGTCTATCCGTTCATATTCTCTTTGAACTGACCTATCCGTATAGTCGGCACCAGTAGTATTTACTTTCAAGTTAAGTTCGTTCCATCCCGAAGGATTCATTGGATAGTAATTCAACTTCGCCAAGTAACCCATGTCTAATAAGGTTGATACCTGTACATGATAAATGACCTCTGAAAAGACATGAGGTTTTGTCCGAGTGATAAATTTCAGCATGGAGCCGAAATCACGACTGGAGCTTAAACGGTATGGCGTTGCTGTCAGTCCAAGAACCTTACACTTCACTGCATCAAAAAAATCCTTGTACATTCCCTCTTTGGGGTTTACAAGATGACATTCATCCACAATGATGTTCTTGAAGTGGGTAAACAGTTCGGGATGATTCTTTACACTGCCGATGGTGGCAAATGTTATCCGGCTTATCTCCTTTGAGTTAAAGGATGCTGAATAGATACTGCAATCAAGAATACCGTATGAACAGAGTTTCTTGAAATTCTGTTCGAGTATTTCCTTCGAGGGCTGGAACACCAAGGTATGACCGTCAAGCCTTGCAGCTATATCCGCTATGATAAGCGACTTTCCGCTGCCCGTAGGTAACACCATAATAGCATTTGTTTTCTTCGCCTTGTTATTGAAGAAAGAAACGGCAGCATCAGAGGCTTTCTGTTGGTAATCTCGTAATACATAACTCATAGCCCTTTCTCCTTTCGTAACTTTTTATTAAGTGTTTTGTAATACTTGATTAGCTGTTCGTACTCAAAATCAGTCATTTTGGAAGTGCCGGCAGCTTTCACTTTCAGCAAGTCAAATTTCTGTTGACCGATTTTAGCAATTAGATTCACCCGATAGCCTTCCAAATGGTCGGCTTTGAACCTGTTGCAGTGCCGGCATTCGGCATGGCAATTATTCTCATCAAACCGTGTTGCCAAATGTGTACGACTGAAATAGTGCCCGCAGTCCGCTTGTGTAAACGGCTTTATCTGTCCACATGATATACATCGGAAGGAACCGTTTGGCATACAATCACGAAGCCGGATGAAAAGGGAAAACTCTTTGTCGAGCTTAGCTTTCAAATCCGGCTTCTTCTTTACTGTTATCCCTGCTTTATCAAACAGAGGTAAAGGCTTGTCTTTCTTCTTAGCCTTTCGTTTTATGTAGTACGGCATTGTCTATTTGTCCAATTGTTTCATCAAGTACCTTGTCTCTTGAACGACGGCTTGTTTGTCCCAGTCATATTCATTGTCTCCATAATGGAATGTGTCAAACCCGAATATCCACCAGTCATCACCTATTTCCGTATTATCGGTAATGAATTCCACATCATCCAATATGGGATTTCTTTTTCCGACATACTTGGAATTAATTTTCCTTTTGCTTCCGATAGATTCTTCACCGCTTATTGCCGGTTCTGAAAATGTGATACCTCCATGTACACTTATATCATCAATATCAAAATAAGACATTCCATGATATTTGTTCGCAGAGGGAACAGCCACATATCCGTTATGCGTTCCATGCTCTACCATAGTGGACTTAAACCATTCGTTTGATTTTATAAATGCTACTGCTTTATTTTCCATAGTTTTCTATTATTGGTTTACACAGTTCAACAACTTGTTTACAATCCTCCACATCAAACATTCCGATATGGCAAAGCTCACGTGGTATGCCCAGTTGATTGGATAGCCACAGGTAGGCTTTGTTTCTGTTTGAAGTGTTGGGGATATGTTTCTTCCAAATTTTATTGATAAGATTGGTCTTAGCTACCTGGTCGAAGTAGAAGTGGGCTTCTTTCTTGGCTTCCCTTAGTTCCGCGTTTGCCAAACGCCCTAACGCCTGGTCTGTACCCTTGTGTACTCCGACATAAGCCCTACAATCTCGGCAGAGGTAAATCATACCGTAGGAGCGTCCGTAGATTACAGAACTATCCACGTATTCAGTAGACCTACCGCAATAAGGGCAAATCTTACCAGTTAATAATTCATCCATAATTTTCCATTAAAAGCCCCGAAGCGTATTCTCCGGGGCACAACCATTATTTACTAACCCTTGCCATTTATGTGTGGCTCACATTTATGTGGAGAGCCCGGGCTCGAACCGGGACGAGTGGTGTTTTTGCGGTTATATGATTTTAAATCATTCTACCTAAGATGTCTCGCAGGTTGCCGGCTTGGTTATTAACGGTTATCCTGGAATTTTGCACCTCACATCTTGATTAACGTCTACCAATTCCGTCACTTCTCCATGTTCGCCTGCCATATCTTCACAGACCGAGCAGGCAGGTTAACAAAGTTATTCCATATAAGCCATTGAAAACTCTTTCGGAATAAAACGCCCGACCGGGATAGGTTTAGCAGATTCAATGGCTGTATGGATTTCCCTCTTTCTGAACTCATGTCCCTTTTCTTTGGCTTGTTTCTCACATTCTTCCTCTTTGTTTTTGAGATAGTGGGTAATAAGCATCATTGCTCTGTCAACGTTGAAGGTGTTCACGACAAAAGTCTGAACTCTCTCGTCTTCATTCTCCCCATCCGTGAATGTGATTTTCGTCTCAATCTGATAGAATTTCTTTTCATTGGGCTTGGAATCTCCCTCTTCTTCATCTTCTTCCGTTACAGAATCGTTTAAAAGGAATGTATCTTTTAATTCTTCGAGGGTGGCATCATCTACCTTGCGTTCTTTCAAATTGTCAGTAAGAATCACGCAAGAATCGAACTCCTTGACCATTGTCAAGGTGAATCCGAACATATAGTTTAGTTCGATGTAATCTTTCAAGATACTACAAGAATTTTCCAATCCGGTGGCATACAGCAGGAACTTATGTTTCTTGTCCCCTATTTGTGCCTGTGCAAGATAGGGATATAAGAATTTGTTCTCGTTCTCGAATGCCAAGCGGTTCTGGTTGCTGACTTCCACTTCCTTAATGCCGTCAGCTTCCATACTGAAACGAATTTTCGCCAAAGTGTCTTGGTCTATCAGCGTGCCACGGTCAAAAAGAATTTCATTCCGTTCGATGGTTACTGTTTCACCTGTATCTTCATCAATGAAAGATTCCTCCCATGTTTTGAGGACACGTTTTGCAAGGTACATGTTGAGCATCTTTTTCGGGTCAGATGTCACATACCTGATTTCTGTTTTTCTTGTTTCTATCATAACTAAATAAATTCTTGATTTCTTTGTATTTCCTGCTGTTCCTCAAATTTCCAACAATATCCACCTGCTGTTTTTCTTTTGTTGTTACAACATTGTGAGATATTTTGAAAATTTATGCCGGTATCTCTACAAGCGTCCATTAATGTCAAATGTCGCTTTATAAAAGCTCCATTCTTATCTAATTGAATAACTACTTTACCTTGAGATACGGCCCTTCTTCTTTGGGCAGTACCATAACTCAAATTATAAGCGTGAGTACACCATTCCAAATTAGACAAGCTGTTATTGCTTTTGTTTTCATCTTTATGATTTACAACTGAATACCTATGAGGATTGGGTAAAAAAGCCTCTGCTACTAAACGATGAATGTTAAGTGTATGTGAGCGTCCGCCTTTGAATAGGTTTACACATTTATATCCACATCTATCTTGTAGTTTAAGGATATGCGGCTTTTTCTTCATTAATTCACCATTTTGTAGTCTTACGTAACTGCATATAGATTTAATTCTACCCCTGTCTGATACTTGATATAAACCTTCATATCCGACAACATCTTTCCATATTTCTGCCATTATAAATAATCTTTATTTCGTCCAATCTCTATTTCCATTAGTTGAATCAATCTATCTTCATCAGCAGAAGGTAAATATATTCCGCATTCAGCACTTGCCCAATTACGAAAACGGGTAATACTTGTACTCATTTCTGCACTATCTAAATCAGCAGAGCTGCGCAATATCTTTATCCGTCCCAAATACTTGTCGTCTCTCTCACGAATGAAAATGGATGGATTAACAAGCTTTTTATAATACTGTTGCTTCACCCACTCCAACGTGTTTCCGGTCTCACACGCAAAGTAACCTAAAATCACATGCAAATATTTATTGCTTTGCAGGCTTCTTTTAGGCTTTTTCTCTGTGAGTTCTACAACCTTACCGCTTTCTGCGAGCTTTGCAGAACGAGCCTTAAATTGCTCTTTCTGCAAAGGGTTTGAAGTATCGTAAAGGGACATACACTAAAAAGGCAAATCGTCCTTTACATTGCCATTCGCATCAACCGGAGGTGGGAAATTCTGCGGCTGTTGCTGATAAGTCGGTTGCGGTGTAGGTTGTTGAATTGGTTGCTGTGCCAGTGTAGCTTGTGAGGATTGCGACACACCGCCACGCGCATCTATTTTGTAACACCGAATAGACGCCATACGTTTGAATTCTCCGTCTTGATTCGTCCAAGAACGCCCTTGTAAGACAAATGATACAGTAACAACATCACCCTGATTAAAGCGGTCAAGTTCTGTACACTTGTCACCCGAAAACTCTAAGGGAATAATGTTCTCATACTCGCTACGCTCTCCCGTATAAGGGTCGTAAGTGGTAGCATCTAAAATAAACTCCCGTTTTATAAATGAGGAACCACCGTTTTTGGATGGTATTTGAACGGTTTGTCCGATTTCGATTATCCGTCCGGTTATTTGGTTTGCCATTAATTTTCTCCTCCAAAAATCTTTTTATCGGTTATAAGTTCTCTGTTTTCTTCCAAAAACCGGATAAATTCCTCACAATGATTAGTGAGAATAGGAATATCACGTTCTGGATTGAAAACGTATGTTTCTGTATAGGTATCTACCACAAAACCGCCTTTATTGAACTCTACAATGTTGTACTCAAATGTCCGTACATCCGAACCGTTCTTCATCAAAGCGTAAGGATAAACCAAATGTTGATGGTGGTCTTTGAACTTCCCTACGGTATAGCTTCCAGTTGTTTTGATGTCGTGGACGCTGGCCGGCATCAGCTCGTCAATCACCCCATAAACCAAAACATTGCCGTATGCGGTTGAAAGAATCGCTTCTACCCTTTGTTGGGTCAATGCTCCTTTGAAGTAACCGGCGAACTCTCGGCAAAGTGAGATTGGGAAAGTAAAAACACGATTATTATAGGTAACTCTCAAACCTATAACCTCGTTGGTCTGAACCTCATCGTAATACAAAGGTTTACCTGTTTCGTCACAAGCTCCTTCGCGTATTGCCTTATATACCTTTTCAACCTGCACCGTTTCGGATTTCCGATTTTCAACCATACAGTCAATAACCTCATTAAAGGCTGTTCCCTTGTCTGCCGCTTCGCTGTCGAATGGCCTGCGGTTAATCCGGTCTATCAGTTCTTGAAACTGCTTCTGCCGAAACTCTTCTTCCGTATATGGTGGATTCTCACTCCACCCATAATAACGCTCATATATGACATCGCTATTAAGGTAATTGAAGTAAGAATCCAACAATGTTGCATATATACGATAGTTAGGCTGCATCTGAGTAGATTTTAGTTTCCTTATTGAATACCAGTCCCAAAGCCTTTACCTTTGCAGCAAACAAATTTCTCGCCATCATCAAAGAACTACCAACGTGTTCAAACTCATTGATATGTGAAGCGAACTCATTAGCGGAGTTGGCATCGGTGATAAATTCAATGCTTTCTTTTATTTCTTCTATCACCTTGTCATACTTTTCCTGCGCTTCCTTCTTGGCAGCAAGCATACCCAAATACGAATTGATTATCTTGGCGGTGATAAAGTCGTTCTTTGCGGTTGGATTACCATTCTTGTCAAGGATGGTAGGAACTTCCATCACTGAAGGAAGATTGCATGTATTCTTACCGTCATTTCTTGAAGTCGGGTCAAAAGTTATAGTGCGTCTTTGAACACCTCTTTCGCTTTTCATTTCAAGATAGCCGAGCAAATCCAGTTCGGTAACGATGGAGTTGTAGGACTTTTCACGCAAGGCAGGGATAAACACGGTATCATCACCTTCTTTCCGTGTGTCGCGATGGGCAACGAAAATGATGTGCTTGTTAAGCCCCGAAAGTGTTCGTGTCATCCATGAAAACTCCGCATTGATACCACTCCAATCCCTGATAGACGGTTGGCGGCTGCCACATTTATAAGTAATGATGAAATCCATCATCTTACCGATAGTATCAACTACAATGGTCTGATAAGCAGACAAATCCTCCTGCAAGACCTGTTGAACATCACTCCATGAAGTGACCTGTACGGTATCTATGTTTTCCAAATGCGCCATATTCATACGCTTAACGCCATTATCGAAATCCAATAATAACGGTTTCGGTGCGCTCAATGCCACTGTTGATTTTCCCATACCAGCCTGGCCGTAAATCATCATTTTCACTGTGGTAGGGATTACTAATTCATTTGATTTTTTGATAAGACTCATAATCGTAAAATTTAAAGGGTTAATTATTCTCTTTCTGTAGAATAGCATCTACATCACTTTTTCGGTACAATCTCTTACCTCCTATTTCCAACCTGCACAAATATCCAATTTTATGCCATCTCCATAAGGTTGACTTATCGGTATGTAGAATCTGACTTGCCTCTTTAATGGTCAAGTAGTCCTCTTCCGGTCTGATGAAAGAGTCTCTAATACTTCTCACAGTCTTTTTTACAAGATGTTCTGCGAACTCTTTCAAATCAGTGGACTTTATTGTCAAAGTAACATTGGCACCACTATTTAAAATATCCTCCATGTTCATTCTCTTACCCTTTCTATATGTTCAATTCTAAATCTTCGTAACCTTCTCATATCACCTTGTTCGTGGTAAAGTGACAAAGAAAATATACACAGTAAGCAACATGCGACGGACACACGGACTATAGGCGAAAAATCCATCGTGAGCCTCACACCGGCTATCCGTTCATAAAGCATTGTTGCAAGTTCTCTCCCATTCCGTACATGCAATATTTCAAAAGCCTTTTGCAATTGGTTATTAATCGTGCTAACCGCCCGGCATTTGAAATTGGCGATTTCCTTTTTCTCATACCCTTGTGCATACATCCGTGCTGTAATCTCGCATTCAGGGGTGAGTTCTGTGAATACCCGTTCCATAATCGTATGAGTTAGATGACTATGACTCCCTTTTTACAACGACAATACCTTTTTTCGGATAAGACTTTGAAGCCCATTTTTTACCCTCAAGAAGATGCTTGGCATTTAGAAGTGATACGTTGTTGCGGATTGTCTCAAGTGAAGATATAGGCAGCTCTATCGTGGCTCCTCTCTTCATGTTTCTCATTTTCTCTTTACTTTCTACCTTTTCCATAAATGTTATATTAGAATGATTGGTGGGCGTTGACGGACTCGAACCGCCAGTCTCCTCCAATGAGGTGTGTTAACCATTACACCGAACGCCCCAATAAGAAAGGTGCGCTATCTTCACAGACGGCACACCCAGTACAAACACAAAATAAAACACGACAAAACAGTTTATACTAACACTTTTCATGTAACTCCATGCCGGTTATCACTGCAAGTATAACAGACAAAATAAACATTGCAGATGTCAACACGATTCCCGTCATGTACAAAGGGCCATCCTTTATTATGGAATTACATAATATCATTGTCATACAAAGCAGTACAAGCAACGAAAAAGAGAACATAATTATCTTCATAACATCGTCATTGCAACCAGTTCATCACTATAGAATTCTACAAAATCGTGCTTTCCGAACTCTACCATTACTTTATCCCCATTGATGGCGCAAATCGCCCCAATCTTGCTTTCCCATCCGGGATGTTTACACTTAACCGGCATACCTATATATGGCATACGTGATTTATACATACTTTTTCCCATAATCGTGTGATTTTAAATTTTACCGCCCGTACAAGGATGAGGTAAAGCGGTGCGCACTTCGCTTTGCCCGTGGCTTTTAGTACGATAGTAGCACTAACCTTTGCTGCGGTTGTGTACCCTACCCGATTCTCGCTATCGGATGTCAGTCTTTAGCTGTCAATAGGGCTATATTGTCGATGTGCGTGTCGGCCGCCTAATCCGTCATTACTTACACCTCAAAGACTATGGTTACACATCTATTAATTGTTAAACATTGCACAGCTCGCAAGCCCCAACTTGCTTATGTGCGTTCGTTATCTTTGGTTGGCAAAAACGGCTTATGAATTACACCGTAATTGCTTTCACAGACTTATCAAAGAACCAATCAATAGTACCCTACCCGATTCTCGCTATCGGATGCCAGTCTTTAGCTGTCAATAGGACTGTCGTGCGTGATATAATCGTGTGATTAATCATCGTAAAAGAACTTCTCGCCCGGCTTTCTGAAAAGCCTATAACTTGCATACAAGCAGCCTAATACTATCAATGCCTCTATCATACTGCTATTCTATCAAGTTGAAACTCTATGTAATCAATCTCTTCTTGAATAACCTCTAAGGCCTCTTCTTTGGTATCGGTATTACAGAAAGCACAAGCCTCTGTGTCAGACATCTTATCAACTCTATCAAGGTCTATACAAGCCTTATCCAAAGCCTTTTCAAGCCCGTAGGCTTCTACACTGTCACATACTCTATAGTTTCTCATATCAGGCAATTTTTAAAAGGTTAGCTTTCTTAAAGCATCTGAACTCTTGGCGTTCAGTATCATAGTAAGTTTGAACGGTGTCGTTCTTCTTTCTGTTATCAGTACCAGCAATGGCAGGCATCAACTTTTCATTTAGTGTACCGTAGGCTTCTCTCACAGAACCGTCCACCTTTTGAAAGTAGAATTTCACAATCTTGCTTTTCATCTGCAATTTCAATTTCATGTTAGCCCAAGCGCACTTTAATGCTTCTGACATCGTGAAACCGTTCTTGCGAACGAACTGCCATGCAAGGCTCATAACTTCATGTAAAAAACTCTTCGTGCTCATAATCGTGTGATTTAATATGTTTATACTATTTGCATCGTCAATCATTTAGTTTATCTTTGCTACGTGATTGATTGATGATGCAAATATACTACAATATTGCAGTATTACAATAAATACAATGCAATATTGCATGTTTTTAGCTTTTATTAATACTTAAATATTGCAGTACATGACAACAGAAGAGTTACTCAAAAAAGCAGAAGAAGCTATTAAGTTACTTAAAGAAAGCAAGTTATCTAACTACGTGATATCAAAACAGACCCATATATCACAAAGTACATTGGGTAATTACAAAAATGGGAAAACTAAACCAACACCTGCAAATACTGAAATACTACTGCAATTTTTCAGTAATGAGAATGAACTAGCAATTGAGAATGAAGCAATACCATTAAACCAAAACTATATTATAAACGTACCATTAGTGAATCAATACGCACAAGCAGGTTATTTATGCGGGTTTCAAGATGCTGCATACATAGCTACACTACCTACTATACCCTTTATAATAGACCACGAAGCTAAAGGAAACTATGTAGCATTTGAAGTAAGAGGAGATAGTATGAATGATGGAACCGAAGAGAGTTACCTTGAAGGAGACAGACTTCTTTGTAGAGAAATAGCTCCATATCTGTGGGCAGAGTCTAAATTGCATATCCGGAAATGGGATTTCGTTATTGTACATGAAGACGGAATTTTGGTAAAACGAATAATAGACCATAATGTAGAAAATCATACTATTACAATACATTCTTTGAACGATATGTATCCTGACAGAGTTATTGATTTGGCAGAAGTTAGGCAAATCTTCAATGTGATAGAATTGCAAAGGCCAAGAAGAAGATAGTTTAAAAGTTTAATATACAAACTATTAAAACTAATACTATGAAATTCAATCAATACACATGGAACCTATATAAGCAATCTTCTGACGGACAAAAAGCTATTAAGGAGTTTGAGGAACCATCCAACAATGATACGATGATGGATTTGGTTTTCAAATACAATCCAAGAATGAAGTTATGGTTTAATGATGACAAATCCAGACTATCCATATCAAACATCAGTGAAAGCTTATGGTGTTACAATATCTGCGAATTTCCAGATGAGGAAAGACCTAATACACTGGAAGAAGCGAAAGAAAAGTATGAAGATGTTCTTTTTCGTGGGTTAACAGACAATGATGAAGTACTAATACCAGTCAACGACTATGAAATGATGTTGAATAGCATAACATGGACATCATTCTTATTATATTATTTTGCACCAGAGTTTTTCTTCCCTAATATATTTATTTACCGTTTCTTTGATTTACATAAGATAGCAGATATGTTTGAGATAGATTTACCGTCTATCCCAAAGAAATCAAACTATAAGGCGAGATGTATGTACTACTGGAGTTTATGCGAAGTGTTTTATCGATTTAGGGCAGAGAATGAGCTTTCTCCAGCAGAATTATGCGCTTTCCTATATGACTTTGCACCCAACTTCATGCCCCAAAAAGAAGCAGACATTCCACAGCCAACACAAGCATGGTGTATCGGTGGATTGATTGATAAAAATGAATTATTTAGAACTACTTTTTGGCAAGCGAATCCAGAAACAAAGAAAGGCGATATTCTCATTCATTACGAAACCGCTCCAATTAGTGCAATTACCCGAGTATGGATAGCCCAAACAGATGGAGTGATAGACCCATTCTTTCATTACTATGGAAACACCTACATAGGGAATAAAATTGATATTCCACATATCAGCCTGAAAGAACTCCGAGAAGATAAATACTTCTCCAATCATCCGCTTGTTCGCAAGAACTTTCAAGGGGTAAACGGATGGTCAATGAGTGGCGCGGATTATTCGGAACTCCTGCGAATGATAAAGGCAAAAGGATTTGACACTGATGTTCTGCCCAAACTATACGTTCCGACATTACCTAAAGGAATAGTTATAGAGTATGAACATGATGTGGAGCAACTGTTATTAGAGCCGTTATTAAACTCTATGGGATGGTATGAAAAGAAAGACTTCATCCGGCAGTTACCTATTCAAGCAGGGAGAGGACATCGGGTGTTCCCGGATTACGCCTTGCACTATGACAACAAACCGGACGAAGAAAAAGCGAAAGTTCTGATTGAAGCCAAACTTCACATGAAGAACAACCAAGACATAGAAGCAGCCTTCTTGCAAGCACGTTCATACGCTCGGCTATTAGGTTCTTCTGCTATTGTCTTATGTGACAAGGACTATTTACTTGTATATGAGAAGAAAGATAACTTCGACCGGGACAGATACAAAAAATATCATTGGGGAGAATTTGAAAACCCCGATGTGTTTAATGAATTAAAGAACAAACTAAATATCTAAGATTATGAAGAAGATTTTATTTTTAATGGTGGCTGCTGCATTAGCGATAGTTGGGTGTAGCCAAAAACAAAAAAGCATTTCTGATATGACCCCAATGGAAAAAGAAGTATATGTAGATAGTCTCGTTAATGTTGCATCTGGAATAGATGGAGTTACATTGAGAGAAAATAGAAAAAACGCACTCGAAATTCTACGCAAAGAATATCCAAACCTCGAAAATAGATGGAAAAGAATGGAGGAGTGTATTAACAATATGGAATTATATTCAGAATAAATAAAACAATAATGCTATGGTTGACTTTCTAACCATCATACTCCTAATATTCGGAGTACTGCAAATCATCCTCTTCTTCAAGGTATGGGAAATGACGAATGACATCAAAGAGATAAGGAACAAGTACCTCAAAGACGAGGACGAGAAACGAAGACAAAAAGCAGAATACGACCCATCTCCTAAAATCAGCGGTGGGGTTAAAACAACAATATAGCCGGAATTATTTCCCGGCTTTTTCTTTCCCTATTCGCGAGTTGTGCAAATGTTGTGCAACTATCATAAAAAGGAAATGCTAACAAGTTATCAATGAACCTATTAGCATTTTTCCTTGTGATTCCGTTGCGATTCGAAAACACGGGACCCCCCTAAGAAGGGCTTTGCTCTATCCTGCTTAGCTCCGTACGCAGCCTTAATA